TTCAATTCAACTTACAGATCCTGAAGAATATGAGGGTGGAGAACTTTATCTTTACGATGGAGGAGAAGAAAAAAGTTTGATGAAAAAAGAACAAGGAACATTAATATTATTTCCTTCTTATGTACTACACGAAGTTATGCCAGTAACTAAAGGGGAAAGAAATTCATTAGTGACTTGGGTAACAGGTAAACAATTTAAATGATTGAAGCAGTTATTTATGGAAATACTGGCTTTAGAGGATTGATTAACAAGTTATTTAGAAAGTGAATATAGAAACAAGATTTTCTATTCATTTACAGGATATAACCTGGCCAACAGAGGCACAAAAAAATAACGAACATTGGAATGTTTCTGGAGTTTTAAAGAAAAATTCTAATCAAGAATTTAAATTTGATGTACGACCTATGTTTCAAATGCCTAATAATCAATTAGGTAAAAAAGCAACTACTGCAAGTAAAGCAGATAAGATAGTATTTGAAACAGATAAGAACTGGGTCATTATAGATGTTCCAGAACTTAATGATTACGTTAGAAAACAGTCTTTAAAAGTAATTCAACTTGATGATTTATTAAATAAGTTAGAATGGAATATATACATATCTAAAGGCTCTTGAGACAAAAGAATACATTTAGGACTTCCCGCTTGGTTTAAAAAGTGATATAGTTTTCCCACGCTGGGATAGATTTTCACCACACCTCAAATCTGTCCTGGCACCTTATATGGGAGATTATGGCTTTAAAATTATTAAATATAAAACCAGGATTTAACAAACAATTTACCGCATCAGGAGCTGAAGGTCAGTGGATTGATGGGGATAATGTACGTTTTCGTTATGGACTACCTGAAAAAATAGGTGGTTGGCAATCTTTAGTTAATGCTACTTTAGTGGGAGCAGCAAGAGCTCAACATACTTGGACGGATTTAGAGGGAAGAAAGTATGCAGCTATTGGAACCAATAAATTATTAGTTGTTTATTATGAAGGTGATTTTTATGATATCACTCCTATTGACACAACCAAATCTCAAACAAGTTGTAATATAACTACTACTAATGCTTCAGCAACCGTTACTATTACCACACCCGCACCACATGATTTAGAAATAGGAGATTTAATTACATTTGAAAATGCAGGGTCTTTTACATCTCCTGATACCGATTATACTTCTGTTGATTTTGATGATGTAGTATTTGAAATTAAAACAACTCCTACTACCACTACTTTTACGATTACCATGCCAACTGTAGAAACAGGGACAGGCGCAACCAATGATGGTACATTAGATGTACTTCCTTATGTAGTGATTGGCCCAGCGATTGAAACCTATGGATATGGATGGGGTGTATTAACCTGGGGATTTAGTACCTGGGGTACAGGACGTTCAGCAAGTTCCGTGACGCTCGAAGCAGGAAGCTGGTCTCTAGATAATTATGGACAAAAATTAATTGCAACGATTCAAGCAGGTAAAACCTTTGAATGGGACCCTATTGCAGTATCTGGATCTGCATTACAAACAAGAGCAACTGTGTTAACAGGAGCTCCGACTAAATCGTATATGACCATTGTATCTGATAGAGATAGACATTTATTTCATATGGGAACCGAAACTACTATTGGTACGACATCTAGTTATAATAGAATGTTTATTCGTTTTTCTAATCAAGAAGATCCAGAAGTATATGCACCAACCGCTACCAATACAGCAGGAACCTTTCAGCTAGATGCGGGCAGCAAGATTGTAGGAGCAATTAATGCAAAAGATTATTTATTAGTATTAACCGATACTTCTGCTTTTGCATTACAGTTTGTAGGACCTCCTTATGTATTTTCTTTACGTCAAGTAGGAACCAATTGTGGTTTGATAGGAAAACATGCGGTTACCTATTCCAATGGTATTACCTATTGGATGTCTAATGAAGGTGGATTTTTTGCTTATGATGGTACGGTTAAATCTATTCCTTGTTTAGTAGAAGACTTTGTATTTAATAACAACAATAATACAGTTGGATTAAATTATGATGCAAGTGAGATTACTTATTCTTCTCATAATACATTATATTCAGAAATTAATTGGTTTTATCCAAGTAAAGATTCTTTACAAATTAATAGAGTGGTTACTTATAACTATAAAGAAAATGTTTGGACCACCGGTACCTTAGCTAGATCTACTTATGAAGATAGTGCTGTTTATTCTAATCCACAAGCAACTCAATATACAAGAACAGCAGCAGGAACGTTTCCTGTAGTGCAAGGATTAACTACCGATGTTAATTCGGATTACTTTGCAGGTTCTTCTATTTATTATGAACATGAAGTAGGAACGAATGAATTGACCTATACCGGTGGAACCAATGCTATTTCAGCTTATATCAGGTCAGGAGATTATAGTATGCATGATGCAGGGGATGGAGAATTTTTATTAAAGGTAAGAAGATTTATTCCTGACTTTAAAGCATTAACAGGGAATGCCAAAGTAACTTTATTCTTTAGTGATTATCCAGTGGATACCGCAGCAAGCTCTAATACACTTCCTTCCATAACAGGGCCATTTACGATTAGTTCTTCTACCGATAAAGTAGACACAAGAGTAAGAGGAAGATTAGTAAGTTTAAAAATTGAAAATGATGCCATTAATCAATCTTGGCGATATGGAACCTTACGTCTTGATGTACAACCAGATGGTAGAAGATAATGGCTAAAATTGATGCATACGTTCCAGAACCAAAACCAGAGTATGATGCTTCTCAACAACGTCAAACGTTAGATGCATTAAATACATTAATTAATCAATTAAACTTTGGTTTTCAAAAAGATTTAAAAGAAGAGATGGAACAATTCACTTGGTTTAGTATGGGAGGGAATTGTTAATGTCTGGATGTAATAATGTTAACGTTGAACCTACAGTAATAGGGGGTGGCGATGGATCTACTGCTTATGATGCATTTGGTAGATTAAGAGTTTCTAATCCATTAACTATCTTTGATTCTAAAAACATAATGTCAAAGAATAATCTATTTGATGAAGCATTATCAGGATCAGGTACAGTTTCATATACATCAGCAAAGTCTACAGTTAATTTAAATGTAACCACGGCATCAGGTGATAAAGTTATAAGACAATCAAAAAGAGTAATGTCTTATCAACCAGGAAAGTCTTTATTACATTTAAGTACATTTGTAATGTCTGCTCCTCAAAATAATTTAAGACAAAGAATTGGAATGTTTGATGATAACAATGGAATATTTTTTGAGTGTGTTGATGATGAATATTTATATATTGTAAAAAGAACTTATACATCAGGATCTTCAGTAGACGATCCTATTGATCAAGTAGATTGGAATGGCGATAAATTAGATGGTACAGGCCCATCTGGTTATGACTTAGACGTAACTAAATCTAATATATTATTTATGGATTTTGAATGGTTAGGTGTAGGAGCTGTGAGAGTTGGTTTCGTTATTGATGGTAAATTTATAGTTGCTCATACATTCTATAATGCAAATAGTTTAGATACTGTTTATATGCAAACAGCAAACTTACCAATAAGATATGAAATTCAAACTTTAGATAGTATAGATTCAGCAGCTACCCTACAACAAATTTGTTCCACCACTATGATTGAAGGAGGTTATGCACCAGAAGGTGTAAGACAAATGATTGGAACTTCTCAAATTAATGCTGGTGTGAATTTAACTACAGCAAATACTTACTATAATATTGCAACCATTAGAATTAAATCAGGAAGACCTTATGCTGTTATTGTTCCTTCTGGATTAGATATACTTAATATTTCCAATAATGATTTTGAATTTGGTTTATTTGTAAACGCAACTCCATCTTCAGCATTTTCTTATACAAGTTATTCTGATAATGTAGAGTATGATTTAACTACGGTTGATTTAACTGCAACAGGAACAAGAATTGCAGGAGGTTATTTAGGAGGCAAGACTAATCCTTTTTCGATTGGAGATGGATTTGTTTTTGCAAATCAATTGGGACAAACCATAAGCGGAACATCCGACACATTAACTTTAGGAGTTAGAAGTGGTTCAGCAAATGGAGATGTGTCTGGCTTATTAAAATGGTATGATTTAACATAATGGCAAACGTATATAAAAACGCATTCTATGATCCAACGGTTACTACGGCAGTAACGGTATATACTTGTCCAGCCAATGCCAATGCTATTATACAAAATATACAAGTAACCAATGAATCAGGATCCAAAGTATTAAAATCATCTATTCTAGATGATTCTGCAACTACTACCTATCAAATTGCTTATGCAAGTATTAGTGGCCCTACGATTTGTAATATTGCCAAAGGACCTATTGTATTAGAAGAAAATGATGAGCTAAAACTTGAAACTTCTGATACTTCTGGTATAAGTGCAGCTATATCTATTTTGGAAATAAATAGAAATAATGAAAACGGAAGAATATAATGACAAAAGAATTTAGAGATGATGTAGTATTAGAGGAACAAGTAATCAAAGGTTATACTACTATTGATGGTAAAGAAGTTCCTATTATTCATTGTCCTAGTAAAACTATTGTGACTAATAAAAAAACTGGAATTGTTTATGAATCTGAAGCAGCTGCAAAAGCAGATGTAGAAGATCCTAATACAGAAACAACCGAAAGCGATTTAAAGAAAGACGTAGAAATTACGGTAGCGAATCTATCTTTATTTGGCGCAACGAAATAGAAGTTATGAATCCATCTGGTGGAACCGAACTGCAAATGCAGTTTCTGGAGCAACACGTAGATAAAACATTATTAGAGCAAGTACAAATTACTACTTCTGTACCGGAAAAAATTCCTTTGGCTAAAGATAAGATTAATATCTTATGGGAACATAATTCTTATGATCAACCCAATTTAGCACCATGGTTTAAAAATAAATCTAATCACTCTAAATATGATTGGTATGTATTTAATAGTCATTGGACTTATGAAAAATATAGAATGTCTTTTGATATACCTTGTGAAAAATCATTAGTCATTAAAAATGGTATTCCTAAAATTACACCTAGAACTTTAACCTATACAAAAGGTGATCCTATTAAACTTATTTATCACTCTACTCCTTGGAGAGGATTAAATGTTTTACTAGCTGCCATGCAGATGATTAAGAATCCACTTATTACTTTAGATGTATATTCCTCTACGCAAATCTATGGAGATCAATTTAAAACTATGAATGATAAAAATTATCAAGGATTATATGATCAAGCAAAACAATTAAAGAATGTAAATTATATTGGTTATCAATCTCATGATTATATTGTAAAACATTTACAAGATTATCACATCTTTGCCTTTCCTAGTATTTGGGAAGAAACATCATGTGTCTCGGCGCTAGAATCTATGGCAGCTGGGCACTATTGTATTACCACCAATTATGGAGCTTTATTTGAAACATGTGCAGAGTTTTCAGCTTATATTCCTTTTCAAAAAGATTATGTATCGTTAGCCAAAAGTTTTGCTTATGCGATAGAAAAAGCAGCCGATGGATTAGATAGTGCTATTGTAGAACAACATTTAGAAATGCAAATAGCCTATATTAACCGTTTTTATAATTGGGAACGAATAGGATTTTTATGGAGTAATTTTTTAAAAGGAGCTATCAATGCAAGATCCAAGTAAACCAATATGGATACAAGAAAAAGAAAGTAAACCAGATAGAACGGTGGTTATCAATCAATCTCCTATTAAAATATTTTTAGCAACTCCCGTACATAGTGAATGTTCTATTCATTATACACAATCTTTATTAGAATTTCAAAAAGCATGTTTTGCTAAAAACATATTAGTTAGTTTCTCTTTAATGAAATCTTCCTTAGTGACACAAGGTAGAAATTTATGTGTAGCTAATTTTCTACAAGAAAATATTTATTCTCATTTTTTATTTATTGATTCTGATATTGATTTTGAACCAGATACTATTTTTAGAATGTTGGAAAAAGATAAAGATGTTATTGCCTGTCCTTATCCATTAAAAACTGTTTCTTGGGATAAAATTCATAGAAGAATGAAAGAAAACAATGTAGAGGATCCACAAGATATGGCTAAGGATGGTAATATGTTTCCTGTTAAAATAGGAGATCTTACTAAAGATATTGAAGTAAGAAATGGAGTTATGGAAGTATCTCATGCTCCCACTGGATGTATGTTAATTAAAGCAGAGGTATTTCAGAAAATGATGAAAGCATACCCAGATTTAAAGATTAATCAAAAGACTATTTTAAACGGCAAAGAACAAGACCATGAATATATGTATAATTTCTTTGATACTATGCATGACAAAGAAAGTAAAAAATGGTATGGAGAAGACTTTGCTTTCTGTCAACGATGGACATCTATAGGTGGAAAATGCCATATTTACATTATGGATTACATTACACACGTAGGTGAATACCCGTACATTGGTCGCTTTTATGATGAATTATTACACACTAAAAAGATTGACCTGGAAGAAAAAAGCAAGTAAAGTATACCATTTCAGGACTATCGCGCCTGCCTTATTGTTAACAATTTACAAGGATTATGATATCAAGATCACAGATGAATAGACAATTATATCAATTTGGAACAGACCCAAGATCAACAGGTGGAGTAGGTAGTTTACGACCTCAATTTGTAACTGGGCCAAATTCTGATGAACAAATGTATGAAATGGATAGGGC